TTCCATCAATATTTAATGTAGTAGCAGCATTAATATCAACTGTTGGGGCTGTTATATCTAGCGTTGTTCCTGCGTTAATTTCTAAATGTCCATCTGATGTAGCTATAATGTTTTCTCCACCAGCCGCATCATGAAATGATAATTTACTATCCCCTGATAATAACAATTCATCTGTAGATTGATTCCAATGTAAATATTGACCTGAAGTTGCACCAAAAAACTTAACATCGTATCCTGTATCATCAACTCCTACAATTAAAGTACCATCAAGTTGAACATTACCGTCAATATCAACTGCATCTAAAGTTGTTGCTCCATCAACATCTAAATCTGTTCCTACATATAATTTCTTTGCAATACTCGCACCACCCTCGCATCTTAAAGCTCCTGTATCGCCAGATGCATTACTAGAATCTGTTGTATCTGTGATATCAACAATCCCTGTAGATGTTAAAGTACCTGCGACAGTTAAGGCACCTGAAGCAAGTGTCATTAAATCTGTATCACTTGTATGCCCAATAGTAGTTCCATTAACTATAACATTATCAACAGTTAAAGTAGTTAAAGTGCCTACGGAAGTTACATTTGGCAAAGTATCCATAGCTGCTTCAATAGTTGCTTCTGTTGTAGCATCTATTGCATCTATATTTTTTAATGTTCCTGTTCCTCCAGAATCACTTAAATAGTTTACAGAGCCTAATGTTAAGTCTCCTCCTGTTACTGTCAAATCTCCTAAAATAGTTACATTATCACTATTATCTAATGTAATAGTTGAACCACCATCAGATGCATATATAATATTATTGCCTAATTTCACACCAGAAGTAGCAGTGATTAATCCTGATATTGAAGCTGTTCCATCAATAGTTAAGGCTCCATTAGCTAATAATAATAAGTCTGTATCATCTGCATGACCTATATTTGCACCATCTATTCTTATACTATCAATAGTCAGTGCACTGCTTGCTATCGATAAGTCTACTACTTCTTTTGTCCAAGTTGTCATAAATACTCCTTAAAAATCTTGTGATATTATTCTTCCCACATCGGTATAATTACTTTTGCCAAACTTTCTTCCTTCTCTTACTCCTCTTTCATATTCTGAATCAAAATATTGAGCGTTAGGTAAATCCATATTCCTAGGGTCTTTATAACCCATAGCTATAGCTTTATATACAAGCGTTTCATGAAATTGTGTAGGTATCTGATTAAAAGTATTTGTCAATTCGTTTACACTAATATCTGAATCTTTAGATATAGCATATAATCTTACTGACTTAACAACGCTAATAGAAGTCCAATCAGTAGTCCATCCATCTCTAGTAACAGCATTAGTGCCTTTTTCTATAATTCCTATTTTGCCAAGTTTATCTATAAACCAAGCTCTATTTACTTTAGTTGCCATTATGTAAATTCTCCTGCATCAGTATCATCTATAATAGGTTTACCCGCCATTCTAGGAAGTTCAACACTATTAAGCCAAACACTTTTTACTTTTAGTACTCTATTATCTATATCATAATATCTTTGGTCAGCTACTGTATTAAATGTATAACTATCTTTAATCATTTCAGTTTTAGCGCAAAAATCATCTTTTGCTCTATTTAAAAGCTTTATTATTTCTGTCTCACCCATATGTGGATGATGTTGTTGTACTAATTCCATCATTTCTTTAGCTGACATTATTCACCTCCTGGTTTTCCTGAATCATCCATAAATCTTGATATCTCTTTTTGAAAACTAGCTTCTAATCCTTGCATTTGCTGTACAACCATAGCAAGCATTTCATTATCTTCTTCATCTTGTATTTGATTGCTAATATAAGCTTGTAGTATATTAGCGCTACTTTTTAAGGCTATAGCATGTATTAAATTATTAGGTAAATATAAGGCTGTATTAAGAGTAGCTTCTGTTACATCTGTTATGTCCCCATCTGGACTAGAAGAGGTAACATAAGAAAAATACCATATCTTACCTTTCTGAGGAGTTGTAGGTTCTGGTAAAATTTTAAGAGTAGCAGCTCCAGCATTAGCACTATCTAAATGATAAATAGGGCTATATACTGTTGCGTAATTTATACTACCAGAATCTCCTGATGATGCAAATAAATCTCTATCTACAGCTTTACATTCTCTTTCTATTCCACTGCTATCAGCATCGATTCGTGTAACTTTTAAAATTTTTCTACCTTCTACAAGCCATTCAGAATTAGATTCTAATACACCTGGAGTTTTAGAATATTTAATTAATAAGTCTTCAGATACCATATCTGCTATTTCATTTATAGCAGCATTAATTAAATCTCCTGCATAAGCAGAATCTGTAGAGTATTGAGACCCTATTAAATCTGTAATTCTTTGAGCTATTGTTCCACCTTGAGCCATTATTTTTTAACCTTTTTTTTAAGATTTAACTTTCGTCTAGTATCAGGTCTTTGGCCATGCCAAGGATTCCCAATACTAGATGAAAATCTATTTGCTAATTTTTTAGCCATTATCTTGGGTTTCTAGCAGCACCTCTGCCTTTGCCTTTTATACCACGAGACTTACTTTTTCTTGCAGCTTTTTTAGCTGCTACTTTTCTTTTTCTAGATGAAGCAGGTATTGCTGAGCCTCCTACTAGATTTATATGTGTTACTGTTTTTTTTGACATTACTTCTCCTTAATTTATCATTAAAATACAAGGCCAATATTGATTCGCTGCCGCTTGAAAAGAACCACCTGCACCTTGTACGTATTCTGTTCTTATTTTTGCAAAGCCTGCTCTACCAGAAACTGTTGCATTTAAAGTTTGTGCTGTACCACTATCATACGCCGATGGCGTAGTATCACTTGCTGGAACATTTGTATGAGCTGGAAAATCACTCGAAGTTACAGCAAAAACTGTACCTGAATCTTGAAATACTGCGCTACCAAATGACCATGTTTCATCAGCAGCCCAACTAAAAGCTCCATCACTTGCTGCTGTAGCATGAGCTCCATCTTTATTTGTATTCCATGCCAAGCTTAATGAAATAGCTCCATTCCCAAACACATCATTTGCAGCTGCTGCTAATACTAAACTTCCAGTTTGTCCGTTAGAGCCAGTTTCATGCATTTTAGGATTAAATGATATTGAGATACTCTTTTCTTTTAAACTTGTTGGGATAATATCACTATGATATGATACATTTTCTACTTCAGGCATCTTAAGGTAAGTTGAATAACCACCATGATATATTTTACGTCTTTCCATTGTCTCATATGAAGGTAATGTTATTTTATATATGTCTCCATCTTCTGCTTCAGTCAAATGTGATACTTTCACAGCCACTCCAATATCTATTGTAATATAACAATTTGTAAGGCCTGCCATTGCATCCCAATCATAGTAAGTCGCGCTTTCGTAACTTGCATAAATTGTATCTATTAAATTATCATTTAAATCATATTTTTTAATTAGAAACCTATCAAGTATCGTATTTGTATATTCAAGAATATAATAAAATCCACAATTATGAGAATCAAAACAAATACCATGGCTAATTGTATCATCATCATCAGAACTGGCATCTGCTGTTTGGGTTATATATGTATTTCCATCAGTACTTCCATTACCATCACCAATTCTTCCTAGGTCAAATGGTAAATAATAATAAGGAAACCATTTTCCTATTTTAGCATCTGCATTACTAGCTTTTATTACGCTTGCCATTACTAAACGCTATGCATAAAGACATTAATCTTTATTGGTTTAGCTGTATTATCTACATCACTACCTGGCGTAAGTGATATTCTCATATAAGGCATTCTCCCATATGTTTCAAAATCGTATATACCATGCCCAACAGTTGAACTACTACCAGCTCCTATATCCCAAGTTACTAAATCAGCCATTTTAACATAATTAGTTCCATCAATTGAACCTTCTATATCTACATCAGCATTTCCAGCATCACCTGATTCTAATGTAGCATTAGCACTATTAACTACTACTGTAAAATCTGAATTTATTGCCCAATCAAATGGCTTTGTTGTTATTGCAGCGGTATCATCCATCCACATATGGCATTCATGTCTTACTTGAGCATTTATACCACTAGCTCCTGTTGCGCTTTGAACTACACTTACATTAGCTTCATTATTAGCTGCTCCTGCATTTGTATCGACAGCACTATTAGTATTGCTGCCTAATCTTGTCCAACTACTTGTCGAACCTGCCATAACTTCCTCCTTCTAAATTTGTGTAGAAGGGGCCGAAGCCCCTTCCACGATTAATAAACTAACCACTATGATGGGTCAGCTCCTACACCACCTATTGTTCCTACACCAACATTTGCTCCGCCAGATAATCCTCCAACGAAGAATTTGCCTTGCCAAGAAGTTGCATCATCATTTCCATCATTCCATGACAATCTATACCATGGTAAAGTATAGTCAGACAAATCAACTGTATACAATTGAACGCCTGTTACATTAGGTTCTGTATCGTCATCTAATGATGAGCCTATCATTACCCAATTTTTACCATCTATAGAACCATCTATATGGAAATCTGATGTTACATTAGCACCAGCTGTTGTAGTGTTAAATCCAACAACAAGTTTTTTCCCATTTACTAAAGCTCCTGGAATACCAGGACTAACTATTTCAGCATCAGTGTCAGAAGGGTCAATAAGAGGTGTAATAAGGTGCATTACACCACCTTCTTCAACTTCTAACCAGCTACTGTAAGCAGCATCTTGAGCATGAGTAGTTCCTTCAGTTATTGCAGTACTAGTTATTCCTATTACAGCCATAATTTACCTCCTACTTAAGAAAACTTAAGAATTGCGTGAGTTTCAGGGAGACTAATTTCCAAGCCAGCTTCAGTGATGATTTGGTCCTGTCTACCATCAACGCCGTTGTCTTGTACATTAGTTTCAATGAAAGTGTCTCGACTAACACCATTACCCACTAGTGGTCTATAAGCTACATTCTTCATATCGATTGCAACGCAATAATCTTCCCAAGGGCCTCTTAATAAAGGCTCAGCAACAAAGTGTAAATTACCAAATATAGTATTTACCATTGTAACTGTATGCCCGAAAGAGCCAGGAATAGTTTGAACGTCTAATCTATACTGAGAAGAGCCAACAGAATTATTTAAAAAACTTCCGTTTCCTAATTTGTTTAAGTAAGTAATAACTTTTCTTGAAGCCAATACTAGTTTATTACCACTATTTCCAGATTCAGGAGCGAAAAAGTCTTCCATCGCATCTAAAAAAGCATCATAACCAGATGAAGCATAAGACATATTATATACTTTACCATTAGATGAAGTAAAAGGAACAATACCATGTGAATATCTAACAGCGGCACCACCACCTGAAGCTTCTTGAGCTGCAGTAGTTATACCATCACCAAATAACATAGCTTGTTCAATGTCCATTTTATGTTCCATAAGTTTATCTTGCCATATTCTTTGAAACTCATTTGCAACACCTCTGTATTCTGTAGCAAGAGATGTACCAGAGAAAATACTCATACCAGTTTTGAAGATTTGACAAAATCCTTCTCTGTCATACATTGAATCTTCCCAACCAAGAGGAGTATCAGTTCCCTCAGCCCATGCAGAACCAATTACTTGACCCTTATTACCAGCTGAAAATACAGTTCCAGTAGGAATTGTAGTCCCTACTGCAATAAGTTCCTCACCTGAAACTTCAGTGTAACCATCACTAGTTCTATGAGCAATATCAGTTCCATCATGAGCACCTGAAGCGCTGCTATTTACAACACAATTTTCATTAACCTTAAAACGATAAACAACTCCATCGTCAGCTTTAACAGCTAAGATACAACCTGGTACGATAAAAGGGCAATGAGAACCACTGCTTATTTTACCATACACATCATATTTTGCTGTTACAATCAAGTCTTCACCAGCATCAAACTCACCAGCATGCGTTTCTGCACCTGATGTAGTTAAAGCTGTATGAACCTCAAAATTACGTCTTTGCCACTGATGTCTCTGTTCTAAAAATTTAAAAACAGGGTCATTAGTAGCTTTTTTTGCCACCTTTGATAAATATACGAAGAAAGGGCTTTGCATTGGAGCAAGTTCTGCAACTCTATCACCAAAGTTAAACTTTCTTCTTGTATTATCTAAGGAGGCTGTACCGCTGCCAGTGGCAGAGGCCACATTACTGTATACTAATCCCATAATGTACCATCCTTAAAATTAGCCCGTCCTCAGCTGCCTATTAGGCCTTCGGGTGGGGCGATTGATTTTATTTCCAAGGGTTTTTACTATTAAAATCCCCTATCATAGTATCCATCATCTTATCTTCAATACTTCTTCCATCAGTATTAGTTTGACCAGAAGGCATCACACCCATAGGTGAAGGTACTTGCTGAGCATTCTTTGTCTGTTGGAAAGAAGCACTAGGTTGAGTTGGAGCTGCTTGTTGATTTGTAGCTCCATTCTGCATCCTATATAATTGGACAAGATTATCGATAGTGATAGAATTAGGGTCAGACATTTTTGACATAAAATCCTTAGCTTCACTTTCGTTCATACCATAATGGCCCATTACATGACCTTTAATTTCAGATTCTTGAGCAGCCTGTTGCTGAGCAGCTTGTTGTCTTTTTGCTGCATCAACTCTTTGTTGCTCCATTTTATTGAATTTATCTTCAATAATAGCTGTTTGGTATTGCTGTTTAAGTGAATTATATTCATTCATATCATCACGCCAACCTTCTAATTCATCTAAATACCTAGCACTTTCACTATTAGGGTCGCTATAAGCTTCCTCTCTATTAAATGTTCTAGGTTGTGTTGGCTTTGAAGGTGCTGCAGGGAATTCCTCAACTTTAGATTCAGCAGTTTCAACAGGAGCTTCTTGCTTAGCAGGAGCTTGCTGTTGTTGCTTTATTGCTGCCAATTCATTTTTATATTTATCTGCTTGTGATTGCCAATATTGATATCGGTTTTCATCATTAGATTCTTGATTTGGCTGTTGAGTTGTTTCTTGCGTACTTACTTCAGGTTGTTCTACTATAGGAGCTTGTCCTTCAGTAGAAGCTGGTTCAGTAGTTACTTCATTACCAGTAGTAAAAGCACTTGTAACATCTGCATTAGAGCCCTCTGTTCCTGTTCCAAATACAGCTTCTTCTAAAGAAGCATATTGCTGTTCATTCGAACTTTCTTGAGGGGTATCTGTCTGTATATTATCTTGTGACATTATTTTCTCCTTTTAGCTGCCTCTTCGCCACGAGGGGGTGAGCTAGGTTGTTTTGAAGCCTCTCTTATTTGAGACTTTATTGTGGCTAAGCTATCATCAAGTCGTTTTTCATAAAGAGTTCCCGCTGCTTTAGCTTTATTACTAACTCCATCAAGACCTCCTTTAAACTTCTCGACTTCAACTTTCTTTCTAAGATTAACAGCTTCTCTATCTCTAGTCTGTAAATCACCTTTAAGCTGCTTAATTTGTTCAGTTGCCTGCTCTAATTGTTGTTGCATTTTGGCAATTATATCAGTTCTCTCCATTACACCTTCCATATCAAATACTTCGGTTTTCTTAAGAACTTCTTGTCTATCAATAATACCTTTTTGATAAGCATCCATATAAAACTCAAGTTCAGCATATCTATTACTAGGCAATGTAGAACCAGATACTACAATTATATCATATTTACCTATCGTAATATCGTTGATTAACTTAATCTCTCCTGATTTGTCATCAACTAATTTCTTATTTATAACATATTCACTCATCGAGTTATTAGGCTGAACTATTCTAAATGTCTTTTCTGTTGTATAAAGTTGCTGAATTAAAGGTATAGCTACTTGAGCAACTCTCGTTAAAGCTCCTTCTATATCAGCTAATTTAGATTTCATTTTTCTTTGGCCAAACTCATCAATAGATATTGTTGCTTTATATGTTTGAGGAGCAGCTTGAGAATTACCCATCATCATTTCATATAAACCTAAAGCATGGTCAATATCATTCTTAGCAGTTAACTCATTTTGATATAATTCATTTGGCAAAGGAGTAGGCTGTACTGGTACAGGAGCTCCATCAGTAGGGTCATAAGGAATAGCTACTCCAGGTTGAGCCCACTTTTCTTCAAAATCTTTCATATCAACACTACCTTCAGGTACAAGTATTTTAGTATTAGTACTTGTAGTAGCATGAGCAATTATCAAAGAGCGTGTTTTGTTTATATATTCTTGTAAGGGCTTAATAACCCTAACGTCACTCATAGGATAAGGAGTTCTTGTATGTATATTCATTATAGGAATAATAGGATATTTATCTAATGGTAATATCCTTGAATATAACTCTGTCTCACCTATAATAACACATTGTTTAATTTTCTTACTTGAAATTTTAACAACATCAATTTGGCCTTTTATCATTAAATCTGCAAAAGTAATTTCCTCTACAGAGATTTCAGGAACTTCTTGTTGTGCGACCTTCATAGAATCATCTTCGCTATATCCAGCATAAGTTAATTCTTGCATTTTTTGAGCAATAGCTTGAGCTCTTTGTTGCTCTAATTGAACAAGTAAGCTTTTAGCTTTATCTGAATCACTTATAATTTGACCCTGAATTACCCAAGCAGGTCTTTCAGAATATAATTCATATTGTTCTTCACTTAATAATTCTTCCTTACCTGAAAACTTTTCATAAGTTCTATACTCAGTAACATCAACTTTATAATATCTTTCATAGCCTCTGATATATTCTTGATTATTAACTCTACCTACATCTTCTGGAAAAGTAACTTCTCCATCATCTTCTCTTTCAGTCCATGGAGCATTAAAATCTACTTTATTGCCAGAATCAGAGTCAGCATTATCAATAGCTTTTCCATACATAGGATATAATTGCTTAGCTTGGTCTTTAGTAAATAGCTTAGATATGATTATATTTTCAGCATCATCAAAAAGCCTATGTCGACTATTAGGGTCAACATATACATCTAATGGGTCAACATCATGGAAACATACTTCTCCTTTTCCCATATCCATCATAGGGTCTTGATATACATGTATAAAACCCATTCCCATTGTATAATAATCATCTACAGCTTGTCGTATTATTGTTCTGCCATCAGATATATCATACATATAAGTAAGTAATGCACTCATTACATTAGCTACTTTGTTATCAGAGTCTTCTCTAGGAGCACATCTAAAAGAAGGTCTATTAGCAGTAAGCATTGCTTTAGCAGATTCTACAGCTGGATGGATTCTATTGATAACAATAGGAGCTTGACCTCTTGCTTCTAGAACCTCTCTTTGTTCAGCAGTCCACTGTTTACCTAATCTAAATTCTTTATCTTCTTTTGCTTGGAGTGCCCAATTGTCTCTTTTACTGGAATAATCGTCAAATAATTGTAACGTTTCGTCAACTATGTCTTTTTTCTTATTTTCCATCATCTAAATTTACGCATTACATTGTCATCCAATCAAGGTTTTTCTTTGGATTGCGCCATTCATCCTCAGATAATTTCTCAAATTCCTTGATTCTGCAGGGTTTTGCGCCATCTAAAGCAGTCCAAATAGCATCCATAATATCATCATGCTTTCCTTTTGGATAAGATAAAAACTCCTGTTGAGCTTTAATATCCTCTGCTCTAAAGTAAAAAGTCCCTTTGGCAAACAATGGTACTAGCGATAATAACCTTTCTGATTTACTGTTTCTAGGTTTTACACCAGATTCTAAACCTGGTATATATAAATTTTCTTCTCTCATTAATTCTCTAACTGCAGTCCTTAAAGCTTCTTGATAACCTACTGTTTCTACCTTTATCCTTCTAGGTTTAAACTTTTTATAAGTATCGATTATCTTTTGGGGCTGTTCAGCAGGAGATATTCTATCTCTATATATGTCCACAATGTATTTACAATTATCGCTATCAATAGCAATAGTAGAAATAACAAAAAAATCTGCCCTAGTGGATAGAGAACTAGCTGGGTCCACTCCAGTATAGAGTTCAACAGGCTTGGTTTCTTCATTTTCTAATCCTTTATTTTTAATTAGAACGTTTTGTCCCTGTATCCTGTCGTAGTCATAATGATGTATTTTTATCCAATCTGGTTGAAAAGGAGCATCATCAGGAGATTGGGCTATATTCATGTATTCTTGGTAGAATCCATTGATATTCCCTACGGACGAGAACTCGTCCTTTATGGCCAATATCCTGTCTCTTGGAAACCTTTCAGGCCAAATACTCTTTTCATCATCGTCCCATATTGAAAACCATAATGTATTCCATGCTGATGATTCCTTTGCCCAACAAAGAAAACAGTCTTCCGATATTACTGTTCCTATCATAGCAATCCTACCTTCATCTGACAAACTTGGGATAACTGCTTCTGTCATCCATTTTCTATTCTTAGCTCTAGCTTCTGGAGTGTAAGCATTAAGCTCTGATTCAAAGTCGTCTACTATAATAAGATTGGGACGAGTATCACCTTCAATGAAACCCCTAACTCTTTGACCTGTACCAACTGCTATTATTCTAGTTCCGTTGGCG